AACGCTGACCAGATTGTGATAGGCTTCCGTCCTGTTTAAACGGGAGCTTAGGCTTGTTTCTTTTAGTTGTTTTAGGAACTTTAGGCATGACCCTAGACAATTCATCAATAGCTTCCTTGTCTTTTTGTTCTAGGTCAACCAGTAACTTCTCAGCTTTGTCAACATCTAGTTTCCATTTTGAAACTTCTTGCAACCGAGCAACCTTCATCTTGAAGGATAGGTATTTAACTAAGGGTTGATAGTCACCTTCATAAATCTTACTTAACTTAGACTTCATTGTATCCCACAGCTTAGTATTTATTTTCACATCTTCTTTACATCTGTGAACATACTCTTCCTTTGTTAAGTTATCCCAATCAGTAATAGTAGGTTTAGCAATCCCTAATCTTTCACCCCACTGTTCTAAGCCATGTCTGACCAAGTGCGGATACAAATACCAACTGAGGCTAAGAGTATCTATTAGTTGAGCCTTGATCTTGATACCTAACAACCTCTCTAGTACTGGAATATCATATCGGACTACGTTATGACCGATAAGTACATCATCACTGGTAAGGTTTTTAAAGAAAGTTTTATCTACCTCTTCTCCATTAGCTATCATACAATGTATTGTGTCTGGATTAATTCCGTTACACTCTATGTCAAAAACTATTTCTTTCATATTACCACTTCCTTTTAATTGTTTCCAAGTACTCAGTAGTATCTTGGTTATAAAACATATCTACTGTACCACTAGTACCATGCTCACGATCATATAGGATTTTTACTTGAGAGTGATTAACCTCTTCTGGAGGACACTCTGCTGACCTATTACGCTCTAACCCCAAGCCAATATGACTCCATTTTTCAATAGCCCTAGAGCCTGTCATCTGTCCAGACAGAACTTTACCACCTTCTTCATGGCTCTTACTACCCTTGTTGGGTGGATTAACATGACTGAAGCATATGATAGTGATAGGATAAGTGCTGACCAGATCAGCAATGTCAGTCATTATCTCATTAAGTTTATCATTAGCTTCTGAACTACTGAACCTAGATATTAGTGCTGTTAGTGGGTCAAGAAAAAACTCACATACACCTAGTTGATAGTGCTGTTCTATCATACAGGTTTTAATATCTTGCCAATCTCTACTGCCTGTCCGATCATACAAGAATAGCTTACCCTTAAACCTATCTAATGTAGACGCTAACAACCTATCGTCATAGTTATTGTCAGGCAACAAGAAGTTTGTACCTGCTAACTTAGAGGCTATTTGTTTAAGAGATTTTATGGGTGCTACTTCTAAATCATAAACACCCACTGGTCTATTATGCTCTATAATTATGTGCTTAACTAGTTGATTTTTAAATTCTGATTTGCCCGCTTTAGCGTAACTGGCTAACACAACTATGGAGTTCGGTCTTAGTATACCATTGTGGGTTATCTTGTCTAAAGTACCCCAACAAGTAGACAACCCTTTCTCTGGTCTTGCTAATGCTTTGGCAATTAGATCATCATTGACCTCAATAATCTCTCCGCGTCTAATACTAGTAGCATTAAATAGACAGGCTTCATACAACTCCTTGTCCCTGCCCTTCATCACCATTTCATTGGCATCTTTAAGTGGTAGTTTTGCAACCTTACATAGTGGCATAACTTTAAGACATTCCTTAACCGCTTGCTTCCCTGCCTCATCATTATCAAAGACTAAGATAACTTCCTTGTACTTAGCCAACAACTCTTGGTTAGATGTAGAAAGTAAATCTTTGTTAGCATTGCTTACACCCCTTGTAAGACTGACTACACTGGGTTTATATTGCTGATACTTCTCTGGGGTTAGCTTCTCTATGGTTTGATGAAGTGCCATTGCATCTAGGCGACCTTCAGTGATAAACAACTTGTTGCCACCATTACAAGTCCAAGAACCCCATAAGTCAAAGGAACCCTTGCGAGAACCTATTGATTGAAACTTTTTATTCTTAGTTTCTTTGCACTCAAAACCTATTAGCTTCCCATCTAATGTGTCAGGACAATACAAGTGAGTTATTGTTTTACCATCTTGTTCAGATAGCCCTGCCCTTACCCTGTATTTCTCTGCTACCTCTTTGGTTATTCCCCTGTCTGGGATAGGTAGGATAGGTAATTTTTTAATCTCATCTAGTCCTTTCATTACCTTAGCCTCGTAAGTTGTGTTAATGTTTTGTTTTATTGGTACTACTTTGTCCAAGCCATCATTATTTGGGAAATATGTTTCACAAGCGAAGCAGTAACTGTCATCAGGTTTACTAGCATATTTATACACTTGGTTAGCATCACTAGAGCCACATTCAGGGCAACCAATCTTGTGAGATGTGATCCCAATATCTCTAATATCTCTATATTTTTCCATATCTGCACCTGTGGTTATCGTTGGTTAAATGGAGTTGCTTACCTTCTATTTGTTTGTAGTCTTTAAAAAATTCTACAAACTCAGGTAGTGATATATTATCTTTAATTACTTTTACATCTTGGTTTAAACTTATTTCTATTAGTTGATATGTTGGTTTATTTCCTTTCTTTATATACCATTCTACCAGAAATGGTTTAGATTTGCAACCTGTAAGTTTTAAAAGTTGCTTAGTAATTACATAAACTAAGCCATGTCTTATGTCTAATTCCTCAGCTATCTCAAAGTAATTTTTGCCTTGAACTGTTAGCTTAAGAACTTCTTTTTGTAATGTGTTCATAATTATTTTACCTTTACGTCAACTAAGAAAATTTCAGACTGCTCTTTTGCACAAGTGTAACCTTCTGCAAAATCCCTGTTACCCTCTAATTCCTCTTTCTGGGGGTCAAAGCTATCTCCATTGACCTCACCCACAAAGCCCTCCATAAACTGCTCAAAATCGTAGTCCTTGTAGCTTATAAAGGCATTCAATATATTATCTTGAGTATCTTTATCGAAAAACCTAAAGTCACCAGTGTTTACCTTTACTTTATTGTTCATTATCCGTACTCCTTTATATTTTCTATTGCTTCATCTAACATAGCCTCTTCAAAAACAACACCTTCCTCTGGGTCAGACCCATTTACATAACAATCATAAAAATAAAATGGGTTTTTATTATTTATTTTATACAAAACCTGCCTCCTCCAATCTGGGTCATTAATCATTTCCTCAAATCGTTCTTTAATTCTTTCATCTCCACATTCATCAAATGAAGTTTTGTATATAAACTTGTCGTGATCTGTTAAATTACTCATGTCACTTCTCCTCTGTTGTTAAAAACTCTCTCCGTAAAGGACTATCTTCTAAATAGATGGTGTGTTCTGTATCCCTGTTCCCGCAGTTAGGGCATTCCTCAACCATAACTGCTGTTTCTAAATACAAATCTTCACACTTTAAACAGCAAACTACTTGCTTGTCCATGTCACTTCTCCTTTGTGTAAATTTTCATAGCTCTTTAGCTTTCTCAATAGCTTGATAAACATAATCTAAAGCATCACTATCACCACCAACACTAAACTTAAACACTTTGTCGTGCTTAGGTATAGCATTAGCTTCATTGAGTAGATAAACGTATGCTCTGATAGGCTCTCCACCATCATAAAACTTAGCTTCATACCACAAACTAGTGTCACCATTCAACACTTCAGGTTCACCGAATGCTTTTTGTAATGTCTTAGGTGTAGTAGTTACATAACCTAATTTATTCATAGTAACTCTCCCACAAAATCATCATAATCAACGCTTAACATTGTCATGTAAGCATCTTCTATACTAGCAGAGGGTTGATTAACTAAGACTAATAGGTTGTGACCTGAGTCGTTAATCTCTCCATCTGAATGTACTAGAATTTCTATATCAAGATCTTCAGTACACTCCACTGTTGCCCACTCTGCTTCTTCAAAGTCATACATATAAAGAGATACACCATTTTGTATCATCTCATCTCTTGATATTCCAAACACTTCTTCATTCATCTTCATTCTCCTCGTAAGCTTTTATTGCTTTCGCTTTAGTGTCTGCTCTGTAGTCGGTAAAACATGCTACATAAGCGTCTTGCTCTTCGTTGTATTCAAATAAAGTACCCGTTTCAAATCTATATTTACTCAT